TGAACAAGCTAACAACGTCATTGAAGTTTCTAAAAATCTACGAGAGTATCAAGACTTAGATACAACGTATGACAAATACCTTGAGTATTTTCATCGTGAAGTACTCGGTTCAATACCACGTGCCACGCTTGCGGATCGAAAGAAACTTGCCAAGCATATTAAAGATATGTATCGCGCCCGTGGTTCTGAACTTTCTTATCGTCTCTTATTTCGTTTGCTTTATAATGAAGAGATAGACTTTTATTATCCAGGCGAAGATATTCTTCGTGCGTCTGATGGTCGATGGGTTATAGATAATACTATTCGCATAGGTATTCCAAGAATTGGTATCGTTACACAGTTTGCTAACGAACTTATCGAAGGTCTTACATCAGGTGCTACTGCAAAGGTAGATAGAATTGTTGGTGGTATTTCTGACGGTGCGATTATTGATGAACTCTATCTTTTAGATATTGTTGGCACATTTCAAGATAATGAACGAGTAGCACTTCAAAGTAATAACGATATCTATGCGACAATTTTTGCAGGTGCTGGTCCGCTTCAAGATGTTAGAATTACTCAGGGTGGCGCATTTCACAGGACTGATGACTTTGTTACGCTTACAAGCGCATCTGGCACTGGAGCAAAAGGTTCAGTCGTAGCAACAAGCGATTCGAGTTCTGTCCAATGGTCACTTATAGATGGTGGAAGTGGATACACAGCCAACGCAACGATTACAATTACGCACGGCGAAGGATTCAATACGAATTTTACAATTGATGCGATTGCAAATACTGAAGTAATCACATTGAACGATGATACGATTGAGCCATTTGAGAATGTTGTTTTAAATACTGGTCCAGCATTCGTGTCTGCTGGTGCGAATACAAGTGCGGTATCTGCAAATCTTGCAACTGCCAATTCAAGTTCTGTGCTTTCGTCCGTCCTTTCTTTTTCAAATAATACAGTAGGGACGATTAGTTCGATTACAACAACGAACTACGGGTATAATTATTCAATATTACCTACTGCTGTTGTAACGCAACAGAATATTCTTAACGCTGGAATATCTGACGGCAGCGGTGGATTGAAGGGCGGTAATGCGGTTATTACAGCAGAAAATGCACCAGGCGCAATCACAACTGTAAACGTGACTACATTTGGTTCGAACTATAGTAAGTTGGACGAAGTTACGATTGCAAATACAACACGAGTTGGCACACAAGATGCAAAGGGTACTGCGGTAACATCTGGTGTGGTAAACTATCCAGGAAAGTACATCGACACTAAAGGTTGGTTGAGTTGGAATAACAAACTTCAAGACAACTTCTATTATCAAGAATATTCATACGAGATTGGTTCAGACCAATTTACTAACACATACCGTACACTTGTCAATGATATCGTTCATCCTGCTGGGTCAAAGATGTTCGGACGGATTCGTTTGTTTGCGAATGTCGAACCAACACTTGCAACTGTTGCGACAGAAGATATCACAAGATTGACTATTGAATCAGAAATTGAGGTGGATGTACCAACAACGGTTTCTGATTCAGTTGACTCTTATATTGATACCGCAGCAAATACATTACCAATTATTGAACGCCTATCACTTCTCGAACCAACACTTGGTAGTATCGAAACTGTTACGCTGACATTTAGTCAAGGAACTGGCGATCTGTTTATCTTTAGTAATAACCAGATTGACCCATACACTGCTAACGCGGTTAGTGTATACGCAAATGTTGCAGTAAGCGTTCTTGGAACACCCAAACTCGTTGTTGGTAACAATACACTGTTCTCATCAGAAATACCTGTTGGTAATACAGTACTTCGGATTGTTGATACTTATGGTGCAACTGCAAACGGTCTATACTTTACAAATACCGTTTTTGCAAATACACTTATGTCACTACATACACCATATACAGGCTCAACACTCTCAAATGGTACTTTTTATATTGGAACAGTGGTTTAAGCATTATAAATAAATAAAATTATTCGACACAAGGATTGATCTAACATGCCAGGCATTGTAACTCGTCGCTTCAGAATCCATAATGCAGAACAGTTTCACGAAGCATTTAGTGAAGCGGCTGCTACAAATATGTATCTTTTCATTGCTCGTGTATCAGCATGGCCAGATGATAACAACCCACCTACGCCCACTGATTCCGTTCAAGAAACAGAATATAATAGTTGGAAGAAGATGCTCTCGGCGAAAAGAGTTAATTCGTCGGATATTACTTTTGCGCTTCCTCGATACAACTGGACAAGCGGTAAAGTATATCGTGAGTATAAGAATACCGATGCTTCGCTCCACGCTGCTCCAGCAAGCGCGAATGGTCTTTATGTGATTAGTAGTTCTTCAAATGTATACAAATGTCTTTTCAATAATAAAGGCAGTTCTTCTACAGTAGAGCCAACAGGAACATCTACTTCGACTCTCATTACGGCCGACGGATATCACTGGAAGTTTTTATATACTGTCGATGCTGCTAACGCTCTCAAGTTTTTATCTACAAACTGGCAACCTATCAAGACGTTAAGTTCCGATGATGGTTCTGCTCAATGGGACGTTCAAGCCGCGGCCGCAAACGGCGCAATTAATATCATCGATATCAATAATCCAGGAAACCTATATCTTACACAGTCTGGTTCATTCCAAGCGGCTGCGAACAGTACAACTCTAACTCTTTCTTCTGGTGCTTCAGCAACGGATGATATCTATTCGGGCTCTGCTGTTTATATTTCGTCGGGGCTTGGTTCTGGTCAAGTTGCTACGATATCGAACTATGTCGGTTCGACAAAAATTGCAACGCTCTCAACCTCACTCTCTGTTACACCGAACACAACCTCGACATATTCTGTTGGACCTACTGTTACGATTACGGGCGATGGTTCTGGTGCTTCTGCTTATGCAAACGTAGTAATTGGTGGAGCGAACGGTAATACAGTGAACTATATCAATATGATTTCTGTTGGTTCGAACTATTCAGAAGCGACGGTTGCAATCACTGCTAACAGTTCTCATGGCTCAAGTGCCACTGCTTCGGCATATATTGCACCTCCTGGTGGTCATGGTTCTGATCCATTTGGCGAACTTGCTGGTCATAACGTTATTCTCAACGTTCAACTCGACGGTAGCGAATCAGATACGTTTATGACAACAAACGACTTCCGCACATTGGGCGTGATTCGTGATCCACTTCTTGCCAACGGCTCGATTGCAACGGGCACAGCATATAATCAAACAACAAAACTCACGTTGTCAAGCGTTTCAAGTTCGGGTGCTTACACACTTGACGAAACGATTACTGGTGGTACATCTAATGCGACTGGTAAACTGGTTAGCTTTGCAAACACAAACGCATCGAATACTGCTGGTATCATAAGCGTGATTGATATTGATGGTACATTTCAAACGTCTGAAGTCGTTACAGGTGCAGATTCTGGCGTTACGGCCACGACAACTACGATTACTGCTGCAAGTTTGAAGCCATACACAGGAGATGTTGTGTACACAGAGAACCGTGGGCCAATCTCTCGTGCGGCTGATCAAATTGAAGATATTAAACTCATCGTGAAGTTCTAAGGAATAAGTTGAATGGCAACTGCTAACAATGCATCGTTAACCACAGACTTTAACGTAAGTCCATACTATGACGATTTTGATGAGAATAAAAACTTTCATCGTATTCTATATCGTCCAGGTCTTGCTGTTCAAGCTCGTGAACTCACTCAAATGCAGACCATTCTGCAAAATCAAGTAGATCGTTTTGGTGAGCATATCTTTACAGAAGGAAGTACCGTTCGCGGTATGGAAATGAACTATGATAGAAATATCAAATATGTAAAGGTTCGCGACAACGATCAAAACGACACTTCTGTCAACGCTGCGGCATTTGTTGGTTCTGAACTTACAGGCGGCACTTCAGGCGTGAAAGCATATGTGATCGATTCTTTAACTGGCGCAGAAGCATCAACTCCAAATACTAAAACACTTTATATTCGGTATACAGGATCAGGTTCTCTTGGAACGGCTGCTGCATTTCTGAGCGGCGAAGTTCTTACGTCTAATACATCACTTTCTGCAAACGTGATCACAGAAGGTGTTCAATCATCGGACGTTGTGGGTAGTGGTTCGCGCATCTCGTTTGGCGGTGGCGTCATGTATGCGAAAGATCATTTCATCCGTGTTGATGCTGCTAACACAATCGTTGGACGATATTCTTCAAATACAAATATCAAAATCGGTTATAATATTGCTGAAACAACCGTGTCTTCTGGTTCTGATACAACGCTTCTTGACCCAGCGCAAGGTTCATATAACTATGCAGCTCCAGGGGCTGATCGTCTCAAACTTGAAGCAACACTTGTAACGAAAGCACTTACAGATAATGATGATACGGCATTTGTAGAACGCGCTCGTATTCGCAATGGTTTAGTTGAGTTTAAAGCAGACAAGCCATTATACTCTGTAATTAACGAGTATATTGCTCGGCGCACATATGATGAATCTGGTAACTATATTGTAAGAGGCCTTACTTCTCGTGCAAGAGAACATCTTGACTCTGCAAATAATGGTGGTGTATATACAGCCGTAAAAGGCGGTGATATTAACAAACTTGTCATCGATGTGGCTCCAGGTAAAGCATATGTATCAGGCTTTGAGAACGAAGTACTCACAACCAGACATGTTGAGGTCGATAAAGCAACTGATGTTAACACCGTTGAAAATATCTCGATTCCTGCTAACTATGGTAACTACGCTGTTGTAAACGAAGTTGTTGGTACATGGGACGTTGATGGGCATGATCGTGTTGACCTTTACGATGTAGCAATGAATGCTATCTCAAATACTACATTCTCTGGTACAAGTCCAGTTGGTGATAAGATTGGTGAGGCTCGTGTTCGCGCATTGGAATATGCTTCAGGCTCAAAAGGCGCTGCTACTGGTACATATAACTTGTATCTTTATGATATTAATATGACTGCGAACAACTTTAGTTATGTTCGGTCTGTTTACTTTAACGATTCTACGCATGATGGTTTTGCTGATGCTGTTCTTACAGGTGGTAATGCGAAACTCAATGAAACTGCATTTAACCGTTCACTGTTTAACATTCCTGCAGAAAACATCAAACGCCTTCGTGACGCAAGTGGCAATATCGATAACGAGTTTCGTTTTCTCAAAACATTCCCAGTGACGATTGGTACGAATGGCACTGTTACGATTAACACTGGTGATGCAACTGAACAGTTTCCATTCTCAACTGGTGCTTTGAATAATACACAAGAGCGTGAAAACTTCCATGTTGTTCTTACCGCTTCTGGTAATACTGCTTCTACACTTGAAACAACTGCTGCTCGTGCTGCTGGTGCAAATACGATTACAGGGTTGACAAGCGCAACAACAAAGTATAATGTTGGTGATATTCTCAAGTTACAAGGTGAAGCAAACACATATGTTGTTTCTTCTGTTGATGGCGCAACGCAAGTAAGCGTACACGGTAACGGTGAAGGTGCTGCCATTACTGGCGCATCACTCTTTAAGAACTTTGTTGCTGGTCAAGTGATTAGTCTCAACGGTGTTGGTGGCGATGCTGCTGACCGTTCTGTTACAGTCAACTCAACAACAAGTGTGTCGATTGACATACAAGAAACGGTAGCAAGCACGATTGCTGCTGAAGTAATCTGTGAACTCAAAAAAGTCGATGGTCAACAGATTGCGAAAAATCTTCAAACTGACCGTCTTGTTGAACTCAATGTAAGTGATTCTGGAACAACTGCTGGGCCATGGAATCTTGGAGCATCTGATGGATTTGCTCTCAAAGAAGTTCGCGTCAAAACAGGCAATGTATTCTTTACAACTGCTTCTGAAGGTTCTGTTGTAACAAGTAGTTTTGAACTTGATACGGGCATGCGTGACAACTTGTATAATCACTCCAAACTCAAGTTGAAGAATGGCGCTGCTCATACGCCGACTGCTGGTGATGTATATCTTGTAAAACTTGACTTCTTCGCGCACGATACTTCACAAGGTGTTGGATATCTTTCTGTTGATTCTTATCCTATTGATGATGCAAATACAGCAAACACAACGGCAATCACAACTGGTGAGATTCCTGTCTATACATCGCCGACAACCGGTGATCGTTATGATTTACGTAATCACATTGATATTCGCCCTCGTATTATCGATACGGCAAACAACGTTACAACACTTACGAATATTTCTCGTAACCCAGCGACTTCAACAACAATCGTTGAGCCAAGTGGTGGTCTACGATTTATGGCGCCAAACGAAAGCCTGTCAACAGACTTTGAATACTATCTCCCACGTAAAGATAGAATTGTATTAAGCTCTGATGGTTCTACTCGTGTTATCAAAGGTGTTCCAAATCTCAGCCCAAAAACACCGCCCGCGCCAGCAGATGGTATGACGATTGCGATTGTTAATGTTGAGCCGTTCCCGTCATTGCCGCAAGATAATGCAAGACGTATTAGCACAGCAACTGCTCCAGGCGGTCGTGCTGACCTTGCGATTAAGCTAGACCCGATTCGTATTCGTCGGTATACGATGAAAGACATTAACGGTCTTGAACAGCGTATTGACAATCTTGAATATTACACTTCGCTTTCATTGCTTGAAGCAGATACAAAAGAACTTTTCCTCGCAGATGCTTCTGGTGTTGATCGATTTAAGAATGGTATTATTGTCGATGAATTTGTTGACTTTACATCTTCCGATATCTATGATGATGGTTATGCTGCTTCGATTGACAAATTAAATAAAGAATTGCGCCCATCATTTAAAGTTGACGATGTTCAAGTATCTTTCAACAGTGCTAACTCCACGAATATTACAGCAACGTCAAAAGATGCGACACTTGTAGTCGGAACAGGTACATATTCGAACGGCGAAACAATCACTGCTGGTGCTGCTTCTGGTACACTCGACCAACAGATTGGTACGAAACTATATCTTTCGAATATTTCTGGTACATTTAGTGCCGGCGCATCCGCAGTTGGTGGCTCGTCAACAACATCAGCGACGATTGCTTCTGTAACGACACCAGATGCTGGTAAGTTGATTATGCTGCCTTGGACGCACGATGAGACAATCAGTAATCCATTTGCAACAGATACAAGAAACGCTGCTGGTGAGTTCTTCACTCATCATGGTTCGATTGCTCTTACACCAGAAACCGATTACTGGCAAGATGTAACAACAATACCGACAGTGACGATTGATTTTGGTGGAATAGCCGAAGCACTTGCTGAAGTTGCTAACTTTACTGGTATTCAGTGGGGCGGTTGGTCAGGTGGTGCGACTCAACGTGGTAACCAAATCATTACGAATGAAACTCGTACAGGTCAACAGTTAGTTGTCAATGCTGGTAGTGTTATTGAAACAGACCTTGGCGACTCACTTAAAGACGTAAACATTATTCCATTCATGCGTTCTCGTGTCGTAGAATTTACAGCCGAAGGTATGAAGCCAGAAACTCGCGTTTATGCATTCTTCGATAATGAAGATGTTAACTCTTTCTGTTCTCCAGCAAACACATCGTTTGCGAATACTGCTTCTGAAGGTAGTGCGCTCATTACGGACTCTACTGGTATTCTTCGTGGATTATTCAGAATACCAAACGAAGATTCTCTCAAGTTTCCAGTAGGTTCTCTCAAGTTTGTTCTCTCTGATAGCCCGACAAACAGTACTGGTTTTGGAGCAGTTGCTACATTCGCTGATGCCACATATAGTGCTGGTGGATTAAGTGTTATACAGCAAGGCACGATTGTTGCAACTCGTGAAATCGAAACCCTCACAAGAAGTGTTAACCAATCAAGAACAACAGTTCAGACAATAGAGCCGCCGGCCGGCTTGGATGATTGGGGCGACGGCGACCCACTTGCACAAACATTCAATGTTAGAGATGGTCTTGGTTCTACTGACGGCTCTAATTCTCCAGGAATGTTCTTATCAAAACTAAATCTATACTTCCAAGCAAAAGATGCAACAAAAGGTCTTCGTATTGAACTCCGTGAGTGTGACCCATCGACCGCATTTGTTACAAATAAAGTTGTTCCATTCAGTCGGATTATTGTTCCTTCTGCTGATGTTAATACAAGTACAACGGGCGATGCACCAACTCCGATCATCTTTGAGACTCCAGTATACTTACTGAACTCAATCGATTATGCGATTATTGTTAAGCCTGTGGATAACAATCCAAACTACACGGTATGGACATCTCGCGTCGGTCGTACTGACTTAATATCTGGCAACCGAGTAACAAAACAACCAGCTATTGGTATATTGTTCTCTTCTGCAAATGATAGAAACTGGACTCCTCTGCAAGACGAGGACTTGAAGTTTGATATGTACTTTGCTAACTTTGGCACTAATCAAACTGGTACCGCAGTCCTCAAGAATACTGATAAAGAATATTTCACGATTGATTCTCTTGATTCTTCGGTCATCTTCAATCGTGTTGGCGAAGAAGTTCATGGTGAAACGACATTGACACTTTCTTCGGCACCTGGCGGTATTGCTGTAGGTGATACGATTGTTGGTGGAACTTCTACTGCAAACGGCACAATTACTGATGTTTCTGGCTCGACTGTTCGAGTTAAAGAAGTTACGACCGCCACTAAGTTTGCAAACACAGAAACGATTACACTGTATAAAGCGGGCGTTGCTGGTGCAAATACTGCTACGATTAACGGTCTAACTACACCGACCGGTAAAGTATACTTCTTCGATCCTTCTCGCCAATCAAACACGGTTGTTCATCTCTCGGCGCCGAGCGGATCGTTTACTGCAAATACATATATTCGTGGTCAGATTAATGGTCTTGATGCTCGTATTAATACTGTTGATAATCTACCAGTTGATACATTTAGAAACTTTGCAAGTATTCTTGATCTTTCTGACACAACAGTATCAGCAACAGGTAAACTTGCACTTACTTCTTCTGCTCTTGATACTGCATTCCGTAATGTTAATATTAACGAAGATACATCATATGATGCGCGGCGATTTATTCTTAGTCGATCAAATGAGATTGCAAACATTTCAAGTGCAAAATCTGCTGAGTTTAGATACGTTCTTACAAACGGTTCAAACGTTCGCCATTCACCTGCAATCGATAATGACCGTGCTGCATTATTCACTGTTGAAAATCTCATCAATAATGATAGCACAGACGAAGATTCGACAGATAACGGTAACGCAATCGCAAGATACGTTCAACGGACTGTAACCCTTGCTGAAGGCCAAGATGCCGAAGACTTAAAAGTATTCGTCGGCGCTTATAAGCCGTCCACAGCAAATATAAAAGTATATGTTAAGATATTGAATGGTGAAGATGGAGATACAATCGAAGACAAGACATGGCTTGAACTCTCTCAAATCACTTCAACCACTGTTATTTCTGATTCTGAAAACGAAGAAGATATCAAAGAGTTTGAATATAGTATTCCAACCGCAAGTCTTACTGGTCCTAGTGGCGAAGTCCAATATACAAGCGACGGCGTGGCATATACAGGTTTTAAGTTTTTCAAAATCAAAGTTGTTCTTCTTTCTACAACACCATCTCGTGTTCCACGACTTAAAGACTTTAGAGCAATCGCACTACAAATCTAAGGCTATAAATAAATGCAATTAACAAAAATAAAAAATGTTGAAAGTTATCAAAAAGATGAAATTTCTGGTGCCGTGCTATCTATAGATGATAAGGCATTGATTGCTTATAAGAGAAAGAAAAAAAATAATGAGGTGGTTTTTTCTGAAATAAATAGTATGAAGAAACAACATTCACAAATATCTAATGATATAAATAACATGAAACAAGAACTCGTAGAAATGAAGAAATTGATTTCTCAGTTTCTTTCTTTACAAAAAAGGTAGTTAAAAATGGGTCAAGTCGCTAACGTAGCATTATCAGATACATTTGATACTTGGAGAGTTCGTTCAAACCAGGGGTTTACGAATCTTTTTGAGATCAATCCAACTGCAAATACAGTCAATGCAAATACTGTAACTGGTGCAACGTTAGTTGCCACAAGCACAGTTACTGTTCCAGCCGCATCAATCGGTGGTGCTGATGTTGACTTTCTTGCTAACACAAATTCATATATCGCAACTCAAACAAGTACAGCCTCTATTCAATCACAAGCCGCTCTTGCAAACACAAACAGTGCAATTGCAGGTAAGTTGAGTAGTGTTGCTGCTAACACGAACATTGCGGCTGGTGTTGTCAGTGCCCATGCGATGGCTGACAACGCTGTTACTGCTCGTGCCCTTGGTACAGGCGCAGAGCTTGGTGTTAATATACAAGCATACGATGCAGACACAGCAAAGACTGACGTTGTTCAAGCATTTAGTGTTGCTCAACGTGGTACAGTAACCGATCACGGTTCTTTGATTGCGAATACTACATTCCGTCAAGACTTTGCAGCGTCTAACCATTTTAAAATGACACTTGCTGGTAGCATTACAATTAACAACCCAACAAACCAAGTTGCTGGTCAATCTGGCGCGATGGAAATTGTGAATGGTGGTTCTTACACAGTGTCGTTTGGTAGTGACTTTGACTTTGCAGGCGGTACTGCGCCGACGATTACTGCGAGTGGAACAGACGTTTTATCTTATTATGTTTCTTCAGCGAATAATATCGTTGTTGACGCACTACAAAACTTGTCATAATACACTTTCGAGTGATATGGAGAAAAATGAATGACCGTTCCAGGTAATCTATATACGCCAACAATTCGTAAAACTCGTGCTGGCGGCTATGCTGTAGATAACAGTGCTGTTTTTAACAAAGCTGATGCAGAATACTTTGCCGCTGACAGCGGATTTGGTACGCCAAGTAATGCCGATGTTGGCACTCTCAGCGTGTGGTTTAAAAGAGGTAACCTGGGCGGTTCAAATTTAAGACTGTTTACTCATGGCAGCGGCCCATCAGTTCAGATACAAGCCTACCTTACGTCAAGCAATACGCTTGTAGTCGGTAACGGAACCGAAGTCACAACGACTCAAGTTTTTCGCGATCCACACGCATGGTATCACCTTGTGGTTCGCGTAGATACTTCTCAAGGAACTGATACTAATCGAATACGCCATTACCTAAACGGCTCTCAAATTACGGACTTTAGTGCGTCTAGTTATCCGAGCCAGAATGCTAATGTGTTTACGTCAACAGGATGGAGAATTGGGAGTTGGAGCAACTCAACTACACATACTTTTGATGG